CATGTGTCTGGTCACAGACTATATCAATCAGGTATTCCTTTCTTAGTACCAGACTTAACGTCTGAGTACGAAGTGTTAGTAGAGCTGTATGATGTAGATGACGTTACGTTGCAACGTCTTGACAGCTTGGAAGGACATCCAAGATGTTATTGCAGAAAGGAACTTGAAGTTAGTTTGCAAGATGGTACTTCTACTGTAGCTTGGGTATATGAGTACCCAAGCCCTAGTGGTAGAGAGAATACGTCTGGTGTCTTCTAACACCAGACTATTATATATATATATATATGAGGGAGCTAAGGGCTCCCTCTAATACTATTATAACAGTCCTTGTAAAAAACGACAAGGGCTAGTTACAAAACTTTACAAGGTATCATAACATGGCATTAGTTAAATATGAATTAAGACAAGTACCACAGGAGATTGTTGTCGCTCTTTGGCCTGATAGAATTAATCCCAATAGGACTATATTTCCCACCATGAGTGTTTATAGTATATTCGATAAAAGAATAGAGGGCTTTCTTGATGGCTGTATTACATTTCATGGCTCTTTACGCGACGATTCGAGAAGATTTAGTGATCTGCAACAGCAGAACAACCTGCTATTAACTAAGAGAGTTTTCTATTCTCCCGACCTATTAACAGAGGAACCCCCAAGTGAACAACACCATGAAAGATTTCCTTCTGGGTTTAGCCTTGGAAGATGGGCAGCACAGGGTCGTTTGCCCGGTATGTTCAGGAGGAACCTTGAAAGAGCGCAGCCTCGCTATACAGTGCAATGGGGCAACGGTGAGGTGGATATGTCACAGAGCGAGCTGTCAGAACCACGGGAGAGCGGAGCAGTCACGGAGCTTGGCTGGACTATCGACGCGCACAGGACAGAGCAGATACGTGCGGCATACTCCGGGGGAATCTTCGACGAGCCACACCGACAAACACAAGGAGATATTGCCCTCCCCACACCATCCCCTGCCCCACGAGGCACCGACCCAGTTCCACAAACATCAGCACAGCGATTTAATGAAGCCGTCGGTGCCACAACACAACCCGCCCCAAGGGTATTTGCCACGCCGGGTCATAGACAATCAGGGCGTCCTTCGGGGTATAGTGTATCGCCGTACGGCCATTCTTCCTAAGCACTACCCTAAAGACATTAATCGCATAGACCCGCATTGGTGTAAGCTTCATTTCCCTAGTCCTATGGATTGTTCTATTGTATTATTGGTAGAAGATATTATTAGTGCTGAGAAAATGAATCCTTATTTCCCTTGTGTGTCTCTGCTAGGGGTGCATTTAAGTGAAGATAAAGTTAATTATCTATTGACGCAAGGAATAACGTCTGTTATAATAGCCTTAGATAATGACGCTACGCTGCAAGCTATAAGGCTTGCACGTAAGTTTGCAATAGCTTCTTATATACTCCCTCTACAGAGGGATTTTAAAGATGAAACAGATGAACGACTAGAAGAGCTAGCAGGAGTATTACATGCCAGATATAACAATGTGTGAAGGAAGCGAGTGCCCTATTAAGCATCTGTGCTACAGACATACAGCAATTCCCTCAGAGTATAGGCAGTCTTATTTTCTTGCTGTACCTCTTAAACAAACACCGGAAGGTGTTAGCTGTAGTTACTTTTGGGACAATAGGAAGAGAGGCACTCTAAATGAGTAGGGTATGGGTTATAAGTGATCTACATCTAGGCCATAAGAACATCCTTAAATTTGCAGGAGAGTATAGAAATTGGGCTGATGACATAGACCAACATGATCATACACTAATTGAGCGTATACGCTCTACATGCAATAGTAAGCGGGATATTCTATACATCTTAGGAGATGTATGCTTTGACGTTAGTAAAATGGAATTGCTTAATGTTATCCCTGCACGAAAAATATTGGTTAGGGGTAATCACGACAACTTTCAGGATGGCGTGTATAATAAATATTTCGATAGCATACAAGGTATCATAAACTACAAAGGCTTATGGCTTAGTCATGCTCCTGTACACCCTGCTGAGCTTAGAGGTAGACGTAATGTACATGGGCACGTCCACCATAACAGTGTTCGTAATCAACGACACACTGACCTACTAGACTCTAATTACATCAATGCTTGTGTAGAGAATTGTAATGGCTTTCCTATTAACATGGCTGAGATTAGAGACAATACATTTAAAGGAATGATAAAATGAGAACCAAACCTATAACAATCTTTTTTAATCATAATGAGTACAATATAGAATCGTATGACGCTCTTTGTAAGGATGCTGATATATGGGAAAATATCCAAGACACTTGTGGGTATAGTGCTACTGGTGGAGATTGGAGGGGTTTTGCACTAATATTGGATAGTTTATTTAACTCAGTAGAATGTCAACAAGGACAATATGTTGGATACTACAAGCCTTTTAGTAGCCCAGCTATTGGGATAGGCTTAACACATAATTTTAAGGAGGCAAATGAATAGAGAACAGAGGATATTATCAGCTATTATGACAAGCAGGGAAGCTTATAATAGGATTAATAGCCTGATAGAAGAAAATGATTTTAGTGAACAGGGATGGCTGTTAGTGGGAGAGATAACAAACTTCTATGAAACAGATTATGACGTAACATATATTGATAGGGACACTATCAAAGATATTATTGCCCGTAAATTCCCTAGAGCAGCTAAGATTATTAACACTGTTATAGACAATCTGGAAGATGTGTCTGTAGCTAACGCCACACAAGAATACATAGAGCTAAAGAAAGAAGCACTACAGCATACAATTGCAGAGAAGATGCTATCTAACGAAGACTATGCAGACTTATTAGAACGCCTACTCACTGTAGATGTATTGGAAGAACATGAAGAGAACACTGTATTTATCGGCACAGACATTGACGACATCTTATCAGCGACATCACCAGACAATCTCATACGTGTCCATCCTGCTAGTCTCAATGACAGGCTAGATGGGGGCTTAGTGCCCGGATGTCAGGTGGCTATATATGCACCAACAGAAGTTGGTAAGAGTATGATTGCAATCAATCTAGCTTGCGGCTTTCTAGGGGATGGCCGTAATATTGTGTATTGTGGCAATGAAGACCCTAGCCGTAGTATGTTACTGCGTATATTTAACAACCTAACAGGTATGACCAAGGAAGAGATACGCTCTAATCCTAGCCAAGCTAGGCAAGCAGCAGCTCATGGTGGCTATAACAATCTAGTGTTTAAAGAGATGACTCCCGGCTCTCTGCGAGAGGTGAGGAGCTTAGTTGAGAAGTATAAGCCCTCTGTTGTCTTTATAGATCAAATGGCTAACATGGAATGCAGAAGCTCTAGCAAGGTGGAGAAGAATGAAATCTTAGCCTGCGGCTTACGTTCTATAGCCAAGAAGTATGGCCTTGTAATGATTATTGTTCATCAGGCATCTGACGATGCTTATGGAAAGAATATTCTACAGAAGAATCATATGTATTATTCTAACGTAGGCGTTCAAGGACAGATGGATGTAATGATTGGGATAGGTATGGATGCAAGTTATGAGCAACAAGACTTGCGTATGATATGCCTTACGAAAAATAAATTATCTGGTAATCACGATAATTTCCCTGTTAAGGTGATTCCGAGCTTATCGAGGGTGGAAGATTGATGACACAGGCAGAAGCTAATAAATTAGTTAATAAGAGCATGAAAGTGATATTGAGCTGTAAAAATCTAGACCAACTACATATAGCTGTTAAGTATGCCGACCTTGTTTACAGAAAACTGGCGCAAGGTGTGGGTTTGGTTAATAATACCCAATTTATTTGCTTAACTGAGCGTGCTATAGGCTACACCCAGTGTCAGATTAAATACACACTAAAACCCTTAACGGAAGAATAGTATGAAATCATTTACAGAAATAGGACTAGAGCTTGGTGTATCAAAACAACGAGCTAAACAATTATACGATGTAGCAATGAACAAGCTATCATCATCACTCTCGGATGCCGATATGAATGAATTAAATGAGTTATTAGCAGACACAGAAAAAGAAAATAATATGTATGAAGAGCTTACAGAGGCTATGTTTCAGCAATCCCTAGGGGATGAAGGACTAGAGGGCTTTTGGAATGACAAAGAAGCAGCTAAAACTAAATAATGTCGCTAAGGAGTAACACTATATGAAAATATTATTTTTAATAATAGCTTTAGTCTTAGTTGGCTGTAGGCACGACCAAACACCGTCCAACTTAGTGAAAGCTGAAAAACCATTAACTCTAGTCGGGAAAAGCCATCAAGGGGTACTGATTTCTGATGCTAATGGCGAACTATATGCTTATGACGAAACTTATTTTTTTGCACAAAACATAATTGCAAGCGGTTTAGAAAATGGCGATACGCTAACCGTCAAAGCGAAATAATTCGTAAAAGGAGTGTTTAGATGTACTATGAAGAGAAAACAATCAGAGGCGTTTTAATGTTCAGAAACACCCCTAATGGCAATTGGATTATGTTGAAGAAAGATTTGCCTACAGTTATCGGCAATATTCTTCTTAACACTAAATAATGTCGTAAACACTATTTAAACAGGGGAATGCAGCTATGGATGAAGAAGCAATACAAATAGAAATAGAATATGAAGACGAAGAAGACTTGGAGTATTTTGATATATACGAAATAGAGGATGATGATGAGTAGACCTGACGAAATAACACAAGAGGCGACGACTATAATAAGTCTCACAGACGACCTTAACGGCGCAAATAGGTTTATTGGTAGTCTAAAAAGTGACATTATTAAATTGACGGAGAGCCTGCACCGTATTTTATTGTTAAATAAAGAGCTATCTAGCCTTTTACTGGAATTTAAAGCACAACAAAAGGATAAAAATGAATGTTTATGAATTTCTTAAGGGGCCTAGCCCCGAAATATACAGAAAAGCCCACATTACTCTCGACTGTGAAACTACTAATCTTAATTACGGGGATA